CCCAGGCAGCGAGGGAAAGATCGCTGGAGATATGGAAAAAAGGCGAAACAATCGTGGAAGCTGCGAGGCAGGGCGGCGCGTATGCTCAGAGCTTTAGGGCATGGCTAATTAAAGAGGGCCATCACACCCCAAGGGGCAAGTGAGTTGCTACAAAATCTCATATACCAGGACAGATATGCCCAACGAATGCGGAGCCATAAAGCACGCCCATACGGAGGACGAGGCATTGAAGCATCTGGCCGTAGGCAATAAGAGTAAAGGCTACAAGCTTAAGCGTAGCGGCGTATCAATAGAGGTGATAGCTATAAAAAAGTTACCTCATACTCTATAGGCTTGACAAGTCACTTACAATGGATATTAGTTTTTTATATATGCCGTGTAGTGACGGATCAGATCGTTTTAAAACCTCTCTTTCAGCACTACATGGAAGAGGGGTTTTTTATTTTACAGTATATCGGAGCAAGGCAGGTGGACGAACCACTGACCCCAAGTCTGAGTAAGTGGTTACATAGCTTGACCGAAACCCGGCTATGTATAAAAGGTTTGCAGCAATGCAGGAACGGCCACGGCTAGCGTAATACAGGACCTACCATGCGCGACGATCCGGGGCACTATTGAAGGCGGGGACACTCATAATTTGAGGCTCTACCAGGCATAGGTTTGACCAGTAATGGGGAACCTATGTCTAACGAGAAGCAACTCTAATTTGAACGAGGCTAAAAAAAGCATTGACCCCATAATTAATTCATCCATTATACTATTACATGAATAAAAAAACTGATAAGAAAACTGCCCTGCTGGATGTAGAAATAATACTATTCAAACATGCCGCTAAAGCAGAGACCGAGGGAACAAACCTGCTCACATTAAAATCAATGTGTAGACAAGCCATTGATCAATGTGTCATGGGATGCAAGGCATCGGAGTTTTACCTGGTGGTATCAGGTCGCAATAACTTTCGCAAGACACTCTATCCCAACTATAAAGGTAATCGTGGAGCAAAGCCGCCATTATATGATCCGTTGAGCAAGGCCATGAAAGATATGTATGCGGAGCGGTGGTATCAGCATGACCAGCTAGAAGCTGATGATTTACTAGGCATAATTGCTACCAATGGAAAGATTGAGAAGCCCATCATATGCAGCATAGATAAAGACATGTTGTCTGTGCCTGGGTGGAACTATAATTGGGACAAGGATGACTGGCCAACGTATGTAAGCCAAGAGGAAGCGGACCACAACTGGCTAGTGCAGCTACTCATGGGAGATAGCACCGATTGCATCGAGGGCATGAAGGGTATCGGCAAGGTAAAAGCAGAGAAACTTATTAAGAAATATGGGAACCCAGAGTTGAGTGTTCCAGACCAGGCTAAAAATATTTACGAAAAGGAAGGTTTTTCTCTTGACCAGTATTATGCTTGCCTAAATACTGTCACCATCTGGAGAAAACCATTGCCGGAAGCACTCCTAGAAAACGATCTCATTACAGACATAGTAAAAACCATACCAACACTAGAATGAGTAAACCAAAACTAGCGATTAGCTTTAGCGGGGGTCGCACCTCTGCTGTAATGACCAAACTCTGCGTCGAGAAGTTTACCGATACGCACGACATATCTATTACCTTTGCCAACACGGGGTGCGAGCATGAGAACACTCTCAAGTTCGTTGACCAATGTGACAAGCATTTTAAATGGAATGTGGTGTGGGTCGAAGCAGTCGTTAATCCAGAAGAAGGTAAGGGTGTTCGCCATAAAATTGTAGATTACGAAACAGCTTCCAGATACGGAGAACCTTTTGATGCAATGTGTGCAAAATACGGAACACCGGGACCAGGGGGTGAGTTTTGCACAAGAAGTTTGAAGGCTGATCCAATATCTTCATATCTAAAAAGAGAGTTGAAGTGGGAGAAAAAAGACTATTGGATGGCGATTGGCATTCGGTCGGACGAAATTGACCGAGTAAGTCAAAACCGAATAAAAAACAGATGGCTTTACCCTTTAGTTGACGCTGGGTGGACTAAAGATGACGTAAAGCGTGAGTGCGCGTCTTGGCCTTTTGACCTAGACTTAAAGGGCGAGCATTACGGGAATTGTGTGTGGTGCTGGAAAAAATCAATGCGTAAACTTTTAACATTAGCGAAGGATGATGAATCTATTTTTGATTTTCCAAGGCACCTAGAGGTCAATTATTCAAATACGATGACCGAGGGCAGGAGAGAGAAATTAAAAAAGCGGGGAAAGGAACCAGTCGCACACCAAATGTTTCGTAAAAACATGACCACCGTAGACATTATCAAGCTTGCGAGAGAAGGAAATTTTGAACCATACGCTGATACCGACCAGTTAGACTTTGGATTTAGTCAGCCAAGCTACGATGTTTTCCTCGACACTGGTTCTGCTTGTGGTGAGTCTTGCGAGATTGGAGCAGATGAATGATTAAAACATTTCTATACTCATGGCTGCAAGTCGCACTCATAGCTACCAACACCTACCAGGTTGCAAATCAAGAGTGGGTCGGAGCAATCATTGTTAGCTTCCTTATATCTTTTGTCTGGACAATAAATGTAGGCCGAGTAGTTTTTGCTTGCAACTGGATACGCCTAGTCTACTCATTGGGTGCAATGACAGGAACTGGCACAGGAATTTTAATCACACACATAATATACCAACACTAGAATAAAATGGATACAGAAAAAGAAAACATCGAGCGCATACAAACGCGCATAGATATGATACGCCAAGAGTCACGCGCTCTTTCCTACCGCATCGAGAGAATGACGGAGCAGCGCAAAGATCTGACCCGTGAGAAGAACGACCTCAAGGATAAGTTAGACGATGCGATAATACTAGAAGGAACCAAAGAACTTATCGAGGGAACCAAAGATGCCCTTGCCAACCTAAGCATTAGAATATAATCAAACATATGAAAACATCAGATAAAATATTAAACATGATCTATACTCAAATCCAAGAGGACATAAGTTCCGCATGCGAAGATAGGAGTGGCACAAGCCTAGAATACGGCGAGTTACTCAACATACTGATTGAGGTCAGCAAGCTGGAAGCTTTAAATCAGGCCGAAATATAAAGATGAATGAAATAAAAGTAAGCACCGAACAGATCGACCCCTACACGGAGGTCTTTGCCCTAGACGTAGACGATGTATCACTACAGCGTTTGCAGTATGGAGAAGTTGGAAGCCCACATCCCTATGTTAGGGTGGCTGATATCACCAGAGCATTGCAACAAAGGACTCCGCGTTGCGACAGCGATCTCTTAGATTTAATAGATAACCAAGGCTACACCTACTGCTTCTTTGCCTCCGAGGGAGAAGTTACAAAGAACAAGCACAGATGCGTTGCCATATATGCTCCTAATGGTCAGCAACTTACAGGAGTTGCAGAAGGATTTGAAACTGTAAGAGAAGCCCTAGGCTACGTCCTAGACATGGAAGAACAATCACAGGGGGGGATATAATGTGGATACTACCAAAGCAATTACACATCTCAGTTTATGCTCCGGATACGAGGGCATTGGTCTCGGACTCCGAAGCGTTCTCCCAACTCTGCGAGAAGTCGCTTACGTGGAGAGGGAAGGATTCCCTATCGCGAACCTGGTTGCAAAGATGGAAGCGGGAAAGTTGGATGCAGCACCTGTGTTCACGGACGTTAAAACCTTCCCATACGGAGAGTTTCGTGGATTCGTGGACATCCTTTCCGGAGGATTCCCGTGTCAGCCATTCTCAGCTGCTGGAAAGCGTCAAGCTACTGAAGACCCCAGACACCTCTTCCCCTACATCGCAGACGGAATTAGAGAGTGCCAACCTAGAATTGTTTTCCTCGAAAACGTACAAGGAATCCTCAGCTGCAAGACAGCCGACGGAGAGCCAGTTCTCCAGTATGTCCTCAGAGAGTTGGAAGGATTGGGTTATCGAGCAACGGCAGGAATATTCTCAGCGGAAGAAGTCGGCGCACCTCATCAGAGAAAGCGAGTCTACATCCTTGGGATGGCCAACAGCGAGGACATCGGACGCGGAGGGTGGACGCATCGAGACGGAGATGACGGACCAGGGCTTCAAGAGCAAGAGGCACAAGAGCAATCAAACCTTTGGGGCGAAGCTGCGGGATGCAGTGGAGACTCACGAGGAGCAGAAGAACTGGGCGACACCTCAGACCTTCGACTCCAACAACCTAGTGCGGACTCCAGAGAAACTAGCACAGACCAGAGCGGAGAAGAACGCAGGGTGTATGAATCTCAGGGAGCAAGTTCACTATCCAGATATGGATCACAGTCGCAAGGCAGCCAAGAACTGGCCCACCATTCAGGCGAGCGAGCCACGGCAGGGATATCAGGACAGGACGAGGGGCAAGAAGGGCAATCAAAAGAGTCTTACTACTGTAGTTCTGGATGGCCATCTCGACCGGGCGAACCTCAATACGAATGGGAAGAGCCAAGAGTCGTGGGGGACACCCAGATCATCAACCGCGATGTCAGCAACGATAACGGAGAACTTGGTCAATCGGAATGTAGGGAACCTAGAGGAGCAGCAAGGGAGACAATCAATAGGGGGCAAGCTAAACCCCAACTGGGTCGAACACCTAATGGGTCTACCAGCAGGGTGGACAGACTTAGGCTCTTGGGAAACGGAGTAGTTCCTCAAACCGCAGCCAAGGCATTTATAACATTAATCAATAGACTCATTTGAAAGTAGAGAAGCCATACAACTCAGGTCAATGGACTAAGGCTCGTTACAGGAGCTTTATTATGTCAGCACTACGTCGTGCTCAATGGCCTGTTAAGTATGAAGCTATCCGCTCTGCCTTTGTTCGTGATGGTGTAAACCCCGCAACAGGGCGCAAGTGTAAGCTGCACAAGTGCTCTGATTGCGGGGAACTATTCCCAGCCAAAGACATGAGAGCAGATCACATTGACCCCATCGTCCCTGTCACTGGCTTTGACAACTGGGACTCACTCATAGGCAGACTGTTCTGTGAGATAGGTGGCTTCCAGGCTATCTGTGTGGAGTGCCACGCTGTTAAGACCAAGGCAGAGAATGCAGAGCGAAAGAAAAACAAAGAAAAAGCTTGATTACTTATTCACAATCCTTCAACATCAACCCATCATTAACCAATAACATTATGTCAAGAACAAAACCAAGATCAACGGGGTCATCAAACCCTGCCACCAAGTTCCTTCAATGGAACACACAAGCTTCCGCATGGGAGTTTTACGATAAGGAAGCCCAAGAGTCTAAAACACTACCGCAGGACACAGGGTTCATTATCCTCGATCAACTCATTACCGCCAAGGGATGGGACGATAGGAAGAACAGCGCAATCTGGGCTAACGAAGTGTATACCGTAGGAGATAAACTTACTCTCCGCAACAAGGATGGCATCGTTGCTTCCGGCATTTGGTCTGAGGTAAAGACTGTGCATGGTGTTAAGTTCACCAAGTCTGTCTACGCTATGGCCAAGGTTGGCGAGGGTTACGAGCTCGTTAACTTTCAGCTCAAGGGCTGTGCTCTTACCGCATGGATTGACTTTGAGGACAAGGCAGGTGGCTCCAACAAATTAGAGGGAGACATTGTAGTAGCAGTTACCGATGCAGTCGAAGACCGCAAGGGTGCTGTAACCTTCAACAAGCCAGTCTTCAACATTGTATCTAACACACTGTCCAATGAAGCTGCACTCCAGGCAGACAAGA